GCACGTTGACTTTGATCGTTATGAGCAACTACTTCTTTTTCTTTATAGACGTGATAAATTTTATCGGTCGTCTTCAGCTCGGTTTTCTGAATAGAAGACATCGAACTCTCCTCCTGGATAACGCTTAAGTAGTTTGTTTACATTTGTAGAAATCACATCATCAAAAGAAACACCAAGAGCATTACAAGCTTGTGCTACGTACCACATAACGTCACCCAACTCAATAATAAGATGTTCTCGATTGTCATCGTTCCAAGGCTTACCTTGGAATACCATCTTCTTAATGATCTCAAGGAACTCACCACCTTCAGCATTAATGCCAACGCCAGCAGTGAGCAGTCGTTCAATATTGGCACCCTTAGAATCAAGCTCAACGAGGCGATCAGAAAGTGCAAGAAATTCTTTAGAAGCATCGGATGTTACTTCATCAACGAATTCAACATAACGATCAAAGTCAACGTGCTTAGTCATAAATTAGATTACAAATTGGGAAAATTTATTGATACGAGATTGCCTATCAGATAGGTCTTCAAATGCTTCATACGTTTCTGTTTCCTCTGTTGAGAGGAGTTCAGCTCCGTCTGAATCATCTACATTATACAGCTTCATCTTGGATCTGTCAACCCCTACGGTGAACCTCTTGTTAAAGGTGGGATCATTATATCGGTTCTTGAGCTGTTTGACCATGATGCGACCAGATTGTTCAAGTTCCTCAGTAGAGATAAGAGCAAACATAAAGTCAGCAGTAGCAGGAAGACCAAAGGACTCAGAAGTATCGGTAATGTCAACGTCACTGTTGCCAAAACCACTCCGAGTAGTTTGCATACGTGTAACTGTTTACGATTTGACCTTTGTATCGTGAAGATGCACATATGTTAAGGTAGTCAATGAAGATAATGTCTGGTCTGAAATATTTCTTCAAACTCAGTTCATTGAGCAATGCTTTAAAGTGTCCGACATGTGCAGATGCAGTTGGGTATTCTTTGATAATAAGTTTACCCTGCGTTCGATTACCAATCTCTTTGATGCGAGAAGTAAAGATAGGTTCAGGAAGTGAACCAATATCTTTAATATTTACATTCAAAAGATTAGCGTCAATACGTTCTGCAATCTTTTCTTCTGCCATCTCAAGTGTAATGTATAAAACATTCTTTCCTTGAGATAAACATGCTGCTGCCACATGACACATAAAAAGAGATTTACCAACACCTGTTCCTGCAAGAGCAATGTTTAATGTTTTATTTGGTAAACCACCTTTGGTAATGAGATTAAATTTCTCAAGATCAAAAGGCATCTTCTCTTCTTTTAGATGATAATAATCATATCGTTCAGTAACATTTTCAACGTAGTCATGTCCTACATGTTCGTCGAAAGATACTCATGTCCTACATGTTCGTCGAAAGATACTGCCAAGGCTTCTTGTAAGATACTTGGGATCGCATCCTTTGATACCTTTTGATCGCCTCCATCTGCGATCTTGATCGATTCGAGGAGAGCGAGATAGATTGCTCGGTCTTTACACCATTTTTCTGTTGTGTCGAGAAGCCATTGATATTCAACTTCGACTTCACCAAGTTCTTTAATTGTCTGAATTGCTTTTTGATAAATGTCCTCACTTAGATCTTTCCTCGTCTGTAAGTTAATATCAAGAACTTCTGGGGTTGGTTGTGCCTGATACTTACTGGCGAAATCCCAGATCTCTTCGTAGATTACCTTCTCACAATGTTCTTCAAAATATTCAGGTTTGATAAAAGGAACTACCTTACTATAGTAGTTCCTATTAAACAATAAGTTTCGTAAGATTGTTTGTTCAATCCTCTCCATCGTCTTCTACTCCATAAAGAAATTCTTTGTGTGCTTGTTGTTCAAGAATTTCCATTAGATCTGGAGTGAAGTATTGTTCTGGGTTTTTGAGAATCTCTTTGCCATAAATTTTCTTGCCGTCGATTTCATACCTGCCTGCAACATTCTTCCAGATCCCTGCACGTTCGCCCAATTCTAGCAGACCATAGTGCTGTTGTAAACCCCTTTCATCGAAGAACAGGCGAGTTTCAACTTTGGATCCTTCTCGTGTCAGACGGGACTTCTTCGCCTCACACTTAATAATGTTTCCGACCAGATCGGTTCCTTCTTTTTCTTTTTTCTTCGAGAGGTAAACGATTGTGCTAGCAGAATACTTAAGACCACTACCACCGCCCATCTCTTTCGTAGGAACGTAAGCGCCAACAACACAACGTCATAGGTATGATTAGTAACGAGCATGGGAATGTTTGCTTTACCGAGTTTCAATGTAAGAATTCGGAATACAGATTTGATCAATTGAGCTTTGGTCATATCACGAACGTTTTTATCGTTCGATGCATCTTCAACTTCTTTATTGGTGGCAAGCATACCAAGAGAATCCAACACAAACATAAGTGGTTTGCGTTCTTCTTTTGGTTGTTCCATGTATTTATCGATGATGCGAACAGCTTGAGTTCGAAACTCTTCGATAGTATCTACAGGGAAAATAACAAGTCGCTTAGAATCAATGTTGCGACTTTCAATCATCTGCTTACTAATAGCAGATTCTGTTTCAAAATAAATGACTCCAGCATCGGGATCAGTACTAAGGAAATGACGGACAACAGAAAGCCAAAAGAAAGTTTTGCCTGTCCCACTTTCTCCCGCAAGAGCAGTAATTTTGTTAGATGGGATTCCACCAAACAACGATCCAGACACCAACGCATTAAATACGTAACTGCCAGTATCAATATAAGATTCAATGTCGCCAGCAGCAACACCATCGGCAGCAATAGAAGCAAATTCATTTTTGCTATCCTTAATTACTTGAGATAAAAAGTCCATAGGTTATGAGAAAAAACTAAGAAGGGATACTTTACGTTCGGCAGTCCAACCGATACATTCTAGCACATTCCGAAGAGGATCGTAGAATGACTTTTCGAATTGTAAATTGTAATCTACATACTTGTCAAGATTAAACTCTTTAGGTATTGTGCCAAAGAAACTAATCACATTCTCTTGAATAGGATTAGGTGTTTTAAGATAGATAAATTTTATCTTTTCCCCCTCTTGGATAAGAGGGTACTTGTGAGTAAGTTTATGCTTGCGAACATAGTGATTATACAGTAATGCACCTCGTACTTGAACAGGTGTACTCTTTGTATAAATGTCTGCAGTACTTTTGTATTTGTCCAGACCATTACAACCTCTCGGGAATGCAATATTTAAATAATCCTGGTTCCGAGTTTCTTCTTTCACCAGATCAATAAAATCAAGAAGGTCTTCATTAGATTGATTGATGATGATAGTATATGCTTTCAAAAGTTTGTCTCGGAAATATGCTGGGGTGGAAGAACGTGCAGTTTCCATACCACAGATTTTCATCTTAGGTTCTTTATAACGCACACCTTCACTATCCCATACGTTGAGAACATAACGTTTCTTCGCAGTCCAGAAACCACGATTGGCGATGTTCTCTCGTTTCATCTTCATCTTCTGGTCATATGCCTTGACGTAGTTTGCCAATTCTTGGTAAGAACTTTCAATATACTTTTCAAGTTCCATCTCACAGACCTTATCAAGGAATGAAACAATGCTCTCATCAGTTTTCTCTCGTCCACTGAATATCTTCTGTACCAAAGGACCAAGATTGAGATACATAGAATCAGTATCACAAGCAATGACATAATCTACTCCATCAGTTTTTAGAATTTTGTTTAGATACTTATTGGTCTTCTTCTCAATCCAGCGAATTGATAGTTGACCAGACATAGTAATTGCTTCTGCAATTTCCAGTTTATAGTATCGAAAATGCTCGTTACCAATAGCACCATAGGCAGAGTTGAGTTGAATCTTACGTGCCATCTGAATGTTATTACAGCGGGCAATCTCTTTCTTCAATTCAACTGATGGGGTATTTTCATATTCTTGCTTTGCCTTAAGCATTTTCTTTTTATAGATCACACGTTCATCGTAGATCTTCTGCATTAGTTTCGGAAGAAACCCTTGATATTCATTTGTATAGAATGTGCCATTAGCACACAGCGATTGACCAACAATATCAGAAGTATCAATCTCTTCTTCAAGAAGTTTATCTACATTCGCATTAGGATGTCTATGGGGAAGAAGAGTTTCGGGTGAGATATTGTATTGCATAATCAGGTGAGGATACAGTGAGTTCAAGTCAAAGTTCACCACCCAATCATACAAACCAGGAACTGGTTCCTTAACAAATGCGCCAGCATACTTAGCAGATTTGTGACTCTCCTTCTTAGGAGGAATCACAATGTTCTGTTCTGCAAGATAAACATAGATGATATTATCCCACATACGAACCTGTGAGTAAACATCTTCGTAGTTCACCTTAGCATCATATGCCATCACCACAGCAAGTTCAAGCAGTTTCATCTTGTCGTCAAGTTTATCAACAAGGCGAACGTCATGAATATTATACTCTACAAACTTCTGCCAGTTGTTTGTGTAGAACTCCTTGAATGTATCAAATTCACTGTGATCCAGTTTCTTTTCCCCAAGTTCCACTTCACAGATATGGTCAAGACGATATGACTCTTGGTTGGTGTAAGTGAACTTGCGATAAAGTTCCAGATAATCCAGCGTGGCAATGCCACTAATATCATAAGCAATTTGCTTACGACCTTTGATGTAGATTTCTCTACAAAGGATATTACCCCAAGGAGAAATCATTCGTGCTTCCTTTTCTCCAAACAAGCGTTCAACTCTACGAAGGATATACGGAATATCAAATAGTTGAACATTCCATCCAGTAATAATGTCTGGATAGTTTGAAGACCACCAGTGCAGGAATCCTTTTAGCAATCCAGTTTCAGTTTCAAAATGCATGTATTGAACCTGAGGATCTTTATTGTCAAATGGTTTAGCACCAAACACAATAATACGACCCATAGTGCTGTCCTTCACACTGATAGTAAGGATCTCCTGATCAGCAGATTCGATGTCAGGAAATCCATTCTCAGCACCTGTTTCAATATCAATAGTAAAGATGCGAATCAAATTCATATCGAACTTAATCTCTTCACCAGGATACTCTTCAAGAATATACTGATTTAGAAATCGAGTTTGACCATAGATCTGAAAGAGTTTGACCATAGATCTGAAAGTCCTCAATCTCACCATGATCTTCAATGAACTTCTTCGCATCTCGAATTGTTCCCTGTTGTACAGGTCTTACATATTTACCATCAAGTGTTTTCCATTCAGAAGGTTTTGCTGAAGGGAGGAACAATGTTGGATTGTATTTAACCTTGTCTTGAAATTGTCTACCATGTTCATAACCACGTACCAGAATGTTGTTTCCAGATTGTTCAATACTGGTATAAAATTTCATGCTGTTTCTTCGTCAATAACTTTTTGATAAGATGATAAAAGGAAAGTGTTTGGTTCAGTGATAACTGTTATATCAGATGATCTAACAATGATCTCCCGCTCATCGGAATGAACTGGCCATGGTCCAAGGCATTCTCCCTCAACTTGATATGGATATTTTAGCACACAGTCGGGATCCCCAAACTCTACGTCAGGGATCTCGACAACATTCGTAACAATCCAATCACCGTCAAATTTGATTAGTTTGATCATACTACTTCAGGATTAATTGCTTTTTGAATATCCTCTTGTTGTTGTTTTACATTCTCACTAACCTGTTCGAACTGTTCAACCTTCGCCAAATATGCTTGAGCAAGTCCAGGATCTGGTTCACCAATTGCCAGAACGCCATCATAAGGAATTCTATATTGAGTGTTGATAGAATAAGGACACCACTTGCTAAATTTAACTTGAAGATCTTGATCAGGATTTTCTTGGTTGTTAACACCAATCAAATATAATTCATACGGATGACTCATTACAAGGCAAATACCTTTTTGATTGTCGCCCTCTCCTTCAAATGCTTCTTGAAGAACAGTAATAAGTTTTTCTCCCGTTTTAAGAACAACAATAGATGGATTCAGTTTAGGTGTTTCAGTTGTCATTTTCAGTTTCCTCCTGGATTTCAATTTGATTTGGTTCTGCTCCGCCATCAATGGGATAGTAAGGTTTCACTACATCAATATACCTTTGTAATATTGGATCAGTAGGATCTCCCATAGTAATCACCTGATCGAATGGCATTCTATATGCGAAATTTTTTGTAAACGGCATCAATGCCGAAAATACAATTTTAGGATCTTCTGGTGTGCTCCCTTCATCAAAAGAAACAACAAAGGGAACTTCAAACAAAAAACAATACGGCGTATCATCATCTGTTTGTAGTTCGCTAACTTTTGCAATCGTGCGCCGACGATACGCTATTATTTATTCACAGTATTCTCACCAGGAAAATTAGAATTCCTATCTTCGGTTAGGAATTCTGGAACAGGCAACACATGCTCACCGATTTGATATACTGTTTTCTTTTGATGATCAGGAACAATTTTTTCCAAAGATATAGTCAATAAGCCATCCACAAAATCTACAGAGGATACTCGTACATCGTCGGCAAGTTGCCAACTGTGGTTGAAGGAACGTTTCGACAACCCTTTATGAACATACACTCTGTCAGTATCTCGTCTTTCAACTCTTGAGGCAACTCGGAGAATGTTCTGTTCAGTAGATACTTCGATCTCCTCTGCCTTAAATCCTGCCAAAGCGATTTCAATTTCGTAATTGCTACCATCGTGCTTGATTAAATTGTAGGGTGGATAACTGGTATTGTGTCCAGACATTGCCTCCAGACGATTGAATACATAGACGATTGAATACATCATCTAGACCTACTGAAAATGGGGAATAGATATCCCAAGTGTATTTAGACATGGTGTTCTCCTTGAATAAGCGAGAGTTTAATGGACCCTAAAGGCATCCATTATTAATTATAACACAAGATAAAAAAAGTGGGGTGTTGAGAACCCCACTTTCTTATACGGTCATTAGGATAAGATATCCTTGTTTCCTATAGTAATCTAAATGTCCTTTACCCCATGGCACGGTTAACCACTTAACTTCTTTGTCAGGTGTTAACACCATCATGGTGAGCATTCTCATACTTCGGTTTTCTTTCTACCGATATTATACTTGCTCTCAAGAGTCCAGTCATCTTTGTCCTTAAAAGAAAGAACTTTGATTTGATTAAGAGGTGCTACATCCTCAATCTTATCTGGAGTAACTACTTCAATAAGACCCCAATCAGAAA